GCGAGGCAGACGCACCTCGGCACCGAAGACACCCGGACGCTGTACGGCGAGCTGGGCAGTCGCCGGGATATTTCGCCTCGACCACGTGTAGAATGGAATAAACTTCCTCATCTCCTGCTCAGTCGGAAGCAGGTCTGACAGCTCATAGTCCAGCATCACCTTGTCTACGATGTCACGCGCAGCCGGGGCGTTCGCCCGGCCACGTGCGTTCATGTAGACAGCGAGGCGTGAGCCGTTCTCAGATACGTTGTTGACTGACTGATTGGCAGCGAGGAAGTGCTTGATACCCGGTGCCCGGTAGAGCACGTTCTGGTAGTTCGGGTCAGTCACAGCTTCGAGGAAGATATGAGGCGGGGTGATGGCCCCGTTCGTCAGCGCCTCATCGAGGAAGTCCTTGACGAGTACGTTCCTGCCACCGACCTGCATCGTCTGGCGTCCGAAGCGAGCGGTGTCGCCGCCGAACTTGCGGAGCTGGTTGTAGATGCTGACCGCTTCCATGATTTCCTGTGGCCCGGCTGCTCCATTCCTCACGATGAAGTCGAGGTTGCCCAACGTGTTGGTCACGGTGAATCCGATTCGGCCAACAGTCATCAGGGTGAGCAGCGGAGATGCAAGCGAGCCGAAGAACTTCATGAGTCCCTTGTCGGGCGGGTGTAGCCCACCCGTCATGTAGAGGTCGCGGATTCTGTTAGCAGCCTCAGCGTTGCGCATCTTCCACGCCTTGCTCGCATCGTGGTTCTCAACGATGTAGCCAACGGCAACTTCGTGTCCACGAGAGTCGAGCCACTTGCCGTTAGCTCCCTTGTGAAGCTCCACTCCGCTGGCCTCTGCCATCGTTGTCAGGAACTTCTCACGGTTGGCCAGCTTCTTGGCCTCGGCAACACGGCGCTCAGCAAGCACGATGGGGTTGGTCTCGGTGAGTTCCCCGGCAGCTAGACGCTGTGCCATAGTCTCGTAGGTCTTGGCACGCTCAGCTGTGGTACGCCCGGTCTGGAGTACGTCGAAGTCACCCGTCAGTGACGAGCGGTACAGGTTCTCTAGGTCAGCAAGAATCTCATCGTTCGTCTTCTGTCCGGTGAACAGCTCCTGAAGCGCACGCTGTACTTCAGCGGTTTGCTGCTGAGGAAGGCGTCCGGGGAGATAGGCCTGTCCGTACTTCTTCGAGCCTTCGACGGACTTGGCCCCGACCTCTGCCTCGATGTTCAGCGCACATCCGAAGTTCTCGTACATGATGTCGCGCATCTCGGTAAGGTAGCGGCGAAGGTTCCTCTCGCCTATCGTCTGGCGAACCGACCTGTCCAGCTCTGGGAACTGCTGCATGTAACGCCTCACGTTACGCTCCCAGATGTCCAAGTCGATACGGCCCTCGCTCGTCACCACTGTCGGGATGGAGTCGATGAGCTTCTTGAAGTCCCGTCCCGGCATCGGCTTGAACTTGGCTGGCACGCCCTGAACCACGGTTCCATCTGCCTGAGTCGTGGGGGCGTTGCCTATACGAACAGTGCACATCGCACCGATGGGCTGGCGTGAACCCTCGGGCATCTCGCGTGGGTTGCCCAAGATGTCCTCACCAAAGCGGGGTTCCTCGTGGTGGGATACGAACTCGGGCGGCGGCTGCGGGAACGTCGCTCCACCAGTGCCACCCGGAACGGCACGCCTCTGCCAAGCATCGCGCCTCAGCGCCTGCCTCTGCCTGTCTGCCTCATCGAAAGCGATGCGTGCGTTCTGCCTATCTGAGTAGCAAGCAATCGCTCCGCTCAGTCCACTGATTTCACGGCGAGCGTCAATCTCTGCCTGCTGCGCAGCGGGCACACCCAACTCCCCAGCTTCGGCAGCACGAACCATGTTGGTTGCATCGGCTACTGGTGGCTGCACCGTGCTCAGCTCAAGCACCTGCTCCTTCGGCATGGCACCAGCGTGCATGGCCCGGCCACGATAGACCGCACCCTCAAGGATGTCCTCTGGATTCTGCCGAACGAGCGGTGATTCGAGACCGAGACCCAAGCGCTCAGCAGTAGTCGGACTCATCACGCCACCCCACTTGGTGGCTGGTGAGCCGGGCATGTTGTACTGCATGAGGGTTCCACCCTCGAAGGCGTCAACGAACCCGAGGCGGCGGTAGAGCCGCGCCACGCTGTTGTTCATCGGGTTGTTGGTGATGCGGTAGTCAGGGAAGTCCCAAGCAAGACGGTGGACAGCGCGGCCCATCATCGAGTAGACTGAGCGACCAGCCCGTGAGCTGGTTGCATGACCACGGCTCGTGTTCCGAGCCTCGGTCTGGCCCATGCCCATCCAGTCGATGTGGATGTCACGCTCACTGTTGTTCACCGACATGCGAATCTGGCCATTGGTGATAGGTGCGATGATGTGTAGGTCATCGGCATCTGAGTTAGGCAAGTAGTACACACCATCGCCAAGGTACTCGTAGTCCTCGAAGGCTCTCTCAACCAGCTCCTGAATCTGGTCTGGGTCATCGGTATATGAATACCAGATACGCAGATTGCGAGCCGCCTCTTGCATGTCTGGCTGCTCAAGCAGCAGTCGCTTCAGGCACCCGTTCTGGATGGCCTCGATGTTGTTGAACATGCAGCCGATGTTCTCACCGCTGGCGCGGAAGATTCCGTGAAGCGCTCCTTCAGGCCCGGTGGCTTCGTCAATGACTGCATCGTCACCAGAATCCAGCCACCTAGTGAACACGCTGTCTACATAGCAGGCGATGTGGTTCGCAGGCTCTTGGTCTATGAACCTGCCAAGCGCACCCTCTCCTTCGACAGCTGAGTACCACTCGCCAGTGGCATCATCGAAGAACTGCACCTGCTCCGGGCGCACCCGGCCAGCGTTGTTGATGGTTGAGGTGAACGGAGCGCCAGTCTCGTAGCCAACACCAGCGACACGATACACGCGGTATCCCTCGGGAAGGTTGTCGGTGATGTCAGGAGTCGGAGTTCCGCTTGACGAGCTGTACCAGTAGTCGTGTTCCCTGCTCGTACCAATCGCCTGCGCACGGTCTGGGTCAAGACCATTGGTACGGATGTCATCCAAGTCTTGGTTGGTGATGACCCACTCGTCGCTATCGGTTCCAGCCGACAGGTCTGGGCGATTCATTCGGCTTGAACGGTTGAGCGCATCATCGTTGATGATAGGCTCACGTGGAATCTCTGGCTCGATGGGAGTCACGTCAGAGGCGGGTGGTACGTAGTCTTCGGGAAGAGTGTCAGGGTTGCGAATCTCCCAGTAGCGACGATGGATTGCATCAGACTCGTTCACCGTGGCAGCATGCACAGTGGGAAGATACTGGGCCTCACGCGATATGCGTGCAGCCGTAATCTCATCGAACTGCTGCGGGCTGAGCGAGTAGATTGTGTCTCCTGATACAAGCAGCGCTGAGTGAGCAGAGTCCGGGGCAACGATGGTGACTTCCGGGTTCCTGCTGCTCTCGCTAAGGCTCGTCGCACGACCACGCAAGTCAACGTGACGACGATAGCCATGCGTCCAAGACGGAGAGGCGACACACGGCATGGCGCTTGCCATACGAATGGGCGTGGTACAGATGGTTCCACGGACAGGCGGCATCTCCTGCACGCCCGGTGCCTGCTCGCCCATGTCCTGCACGCCCTCGGTGAGCCTGAAGTTCAGCTGGCCGGGCGGCGGTGTGTTGATGGTCGGCTCTATCTTCTGGCCAGCTAGAAGCTGCACTGCCTGCTCCTGATGCTGACGCCACAGCTTACGCCAGTCCTTCTTGGAGCGAGCGTCTAGCGCACGCTCGTATCCTGTCTTCACCATGTTCCCGGTGTCGAGGTCTACTATCTCGTCCTGTCCCCACTCACGCCCGAACGCCTTGATGGTGTCCTCGTCGGCGTTGGCCTTCGGAATGGCGACGTTGATGTCGAGCACCCACTTGCCTTCATCGTTCTGATAGAGACCGACGAAGTGACCGGGGCGACGGAGCATGTTCTTGTACTTCTTCGTGTAGGCGGCTACCTGCTGAACCGTAGGCATGGTGCACAGCACGGACTCGGTGTACTTGGAAGGAGACACAACCCAAGCGCATGCAGTGGGTGCATCACCTGTACGGCTGAGCGATGCCCAGCCCTTCTGCGCACACGAGAGCAGGATGCAGGCATGCTGAGTTTCGTTCTTGATGTCTGCCACATGCTGGAAGTTGGCCATGTTCCTAGACGGCATGACCTGAGCACCAGCTGCTGCTAGACCAAGCTCACGGTTGAGCTTGTCCAGCCTAGCAAGTTCCTTGGCAGGGAGCTGCTGACCGTTCGCTCCGAGCTTCTGCTGCTTCTGGATAATGCGGGCGGCTTCTTGCGCCATGATGAGTCGGTCAGTAGCAGACTTGGTGCGCGTTGCCTCAGTGATGATTCCACCAGAGATGGCACCGACTGCGCGGGCGTTCTTCCCGGCAGTAGTGAGGGCACGCGGGATGTAGTTAGCACCAGACTTCTCGCCAAGGATGTTGACCCCAAGCGCTAGCTCGCGCCCGCCCGGAATCTCCTTGCGCATCCAGTCAGCTGCATGCGTAGGAGCCATGACCTCTCGGAGCGAGGCACCCTTTCCAAGTCTCCCGGCCCTCTCGATGGTTGGCGCGAACGGAACCTGTGTACCGAGCCTGCTGAATCCGGGGTGTGCAGTGACAGCGGCACGCTGCACGGCGTCCTGCTGAGCCTTGCCAAGGGCCATGTATGACTTGCTGAGCACATCATCTGCGTCGATGGCGCTCATGCCTTGACGAATCAGCATCTCCTTGGTGGCCTTACGGGTGACGCCCTCGACACTCTCGTCAATGACTTGGCCGATGGTCTTCCTTATCCCGGCCTTGGCTGCTCCTTCGATGAGTTCGGATGATACCTTCTTCGCTGCGCCAGCAGTTCCAAAGCTGAGCCACGAGAGTGGGTCTGTCGCGTAGTCACCAGCGAACGAGACAATCCCTCGGGCCGCACGCTGAAGTGGGTCTTCTCCCCATGACTTGGGCCGCGCCCAACCCATCTTGGTAAGGAACTCAGAGGTCTCGATGGTGTCCTTCAGCTGCATGCCCTTTGACACGTTGCAGGCACCAGCCTTGTCGATATTCTGTATCTCCCGCTCAGTCATGAAGGGAGACATGTAGATTCCAGCTAGCGGATTCCCCGCCAGAATAGGAGCAAGCACTGGCCCGACAGCTCTGCCGATGTCTTGGCCAGCCCGCGTCTTGTAGGTTCGCTCGTAGGCACGCCCGGCGATGTCAGCACGCAGCGCGTCAAGCCCCCCGACAATAGGGCCGAGGAACTTGGGAACCTCGCTAGGAATGGTGAGGTTGACGCCAGCTATCTTGGCACGAAGGTCTGCGTTCTCCACGCGGGAACCAACACGCTGCCGCTCCTTCTCGATGTCCGTAGTGCACGGGACATTGACAGCCTGTTGTGCGTAGTACTGTTGGAGAGCAGCTTCGTAGCAAGCCCTAGCTCTTGGCGAGAGGAACTTCTTCTGAGGCATCTAGCACTCCCGTCCTAGAGTGTGGCCCAGTAGTTCGAGTTACCACCACCACTGCCGTATGTGGTGTTGGCATACGGGGTGTTGTAGATGCCAGCGAGCGCCTGCGCACGAGCGAGCCTCTGCTGGTATGCGTCCCCTTGCAGTCCTTGGTACTCGTTCCAGCGACCATACAGGTCGTTGAGGTAGCCAGCGTTGGCCTGCCATGCGTTGGTCTTTGCCTGAGCGTTGGTGCCCCAGATGTCGGACTCGGTGGGCAAGATTTGCTGATACAGGTAGTTGATGGCGTTCGCCTCGCGGTTCGCACGGGCGAGTGCATCCTGCCTCGTGGCCTCTGCCATGTTGACACCGTAGGTGCGCTGGTAGCCCATGATGGCGTTCTGGGCAGCAAGCTGACGAGCGGCCATCTGAGCGTTGAACGGCTGCGATGCTGTCATCAGGTTCTGCTGGGCCATGGGGCCAAAGCCCAACCCGGTGTTAGCACCCATGTTCTGAATCTTGGCCCACTGTTGGTTGGCCGCTCCGGTCAGGGCACCGATGTCCTGTCGCATGGCGAACTGTTCATCGCCCCTCTGCTGCGAGAGCAGGTCTCCGTACTGTGCGCGGGCCAGCTGTTGTGCAGCGAGAGACTCGCGCAAGGTGGCGTTCGCGTACTCCTGCGCCGAGCGCATGAAGCGTGGGTCTTGTGAGTTGAACTGCCCAACATCCAACTTGCCCAACGAGTACGGAGCCTTGAACGCCTGCGGTGACCAGTTGCCAACGCCCTGTAGCGCCTTGATTGCGTCCTCGCTGTAGCCGTAGCTGTCTGCTGCTGGACTCGGTGGCCCCTGCATCTGTCCACGACTCACGGTTGCCGGGTTGCCCTTGCCCTTGTAGACACCGAATGGGCTATACTTGATGGCGATGTCGCTGGTCGAGTTCTTGGGGTCTCTGAACCAAGCGAGCGCCTTCGGGCCATAGCGTGCAGTCCCGGTGTTCACGTCACCACCTGAGCGAGTACGCCCATAGCGTGTGCCACGCGGCGTCCCGAAGTATGTGCCGAGCAGGGAACCGCCCAGACCAGACCCGGCACCAAGGATGGCACCAGCCGTGGTTCCGAACCCCGGAATCACAGAGCCAGCAGCGCCACCCCAGAGAGCGCCATGCGCTGCCCCGGCCCACGGATTTCCCAACCAGCTTGTGTTGATTGCCATACCACCACTCCTTAGTAGCCCTGAAAGTCGGGGAAGGAATCCCGCAGTTCCTTGAAGTTCGAGTCGATGTTCCCGTGACACGAGCGCGTCAAGGGATAGGGCAGCACAATGTCTGCCCGCCGCTTCTTGGTTGCGATGCCAAAGGCAATAGCTTCCAAGTTCGCTCGTACAGCTCTATCATACACCATGTGACGAAGGATTGGGCTTCCCTTGGCAAGACCTTCCATGGCCAGCATGATGTTCTTGTCGTAGATGCGATACGGAAGAATCGCATGGTAGCACCAGCACGGGATGAAGATTTCCTCAGTGCCCCAACACTCCCAGCAGTAGAAACAACTGTCACAGGCGGTGCCGGGGCCAATCGGAACGCATGCCCAGTCTGCGTAGTAGCAGTCCCACGCCTCGTAGGTGTAGATGAGAGCAGTGATGTTGCCTATCTGAACTTCGTCCCACGTTGGGAGAGTCGTCATCGGCTCTCGCGTCATGTAGTACCACTGCAACCCACCGGAGTCCTTGTAGCGCCAGCAGGGTCTACTCCATCTCCACAGCCTGTACGGAACGATGTTGATTTGGAAGTACTTCGTGGCGTCAGTGTGAGTGCACGCCTTCTGGTAGCATACGTAGATGACGCAGCTGCTACATGGATTCAATGTGCAGTAGGTGCTTGTCCCATTACCACCTTGGATGTTGAAGTTGATGGTGGTTGGCAAGAAGCACCCGGTCACTCCATCTAGCTGTTCATAGGCACCAGTGTAGCCGATGATGTAGTCCACATAGTAGTAGCCAGAGAGTGGCTTCGAGCACTCTACATCATCGTAGCTCCTGTACCGATAGTAGTCCGTGGTTCCATCGCCAGATGCAGGATAGAGTGCCGGGAAGCAGTGGTAGTGTACGCACGGTGGTGGGCTGCACATGTTTGTGAATCCAGTTGCATGCCTGTTGGACTGAAGACAGCTTGAGCATGCGGTTCCTACTGGCCACCCTGCATTGGGGTCTGAGTAGACTGGATACCAGTAAGTGTCCAGCTCCGGTATGAACGTCCGGTTGGTGAGTCCCCAGCAGCTGACCTTGTACGGAACCCACATTAGTCTTCCACCGAACCCCTAGGCCTGAACCTGATGGTGATGGCGTCGATTCCAAGAACCCCGTTCCTTGCGTCCGGGTAGCACGCAAGCCCGGCTGGTGTGGCATCGAACGAACCACCGACCTTGATGGTCGCGTTCTTCAGCCGCCTACCAAGCTCGAACTTCTCTATCTCCCGGCGCATGCCAGTAGGTATACGTTCGACTCTAGTACAGAGCGTACAACCGCGTGCATTGAACAGGCTGACGCACACGGGGTTCAGGTTGTACTCGTTGTCCATCTCAACAATCACATCTCGGATGTACTTCTCGTTCTCCCCGCTTCCGAAGTCGAGGTTGTCGAACTCAATCTTCCAGTCAATGGAAGAGTCCCCACTGAGGGCCGTATCGGTCAGACCCCATGGGAAGACGACCACCTTGGTGTAGAAGCATGAGTTGGAGTAGCAGTCGAACACGGATATGTACAGCCTGTCTGTGACCTTCGATGCGGCCATTGAGATGATGGGGTTGTTGTAGCACTGGTAGTCGAACTCTAGCGGGAACCACGCCTTGCGCTTCAGGTCATACAGGTAGATGCGCTTGCCAAGACGTAGGAAGAAGCTGTCTCGGTACATGGCGGTGTCGATACAGTTGCTGTACGGCCTGAACGCAAAGCAGTTGATGCGCTGGTCGATTGCCGTGCTCTCCTGAGAGAGCGATAGCGACTCATCAAGTCTCATGACTCGCACGAATCCGTCAGGTGCCCGGCCAAGGAAGTAGATGTCGGACAGGTACGTCTGGATGGCGCGGTGGTGGATGGCACCCACTCCTGTGTAGATGGTCTCTACTCGCGCCCCGCCTTCCACATCGTGGGGGCTGGATGAGTCTGGCCACTGCCACATCATGATGCGGTCAGTGAAGAACAGGAGCAGTCCGTTCTCGACGCCGACGATGCCAGTGATGTACGAGTTCGGGGATGTAGCAACGGTAAGCAGGTTTCCGTCTGCTGCATTGACGAACGCCATGTCCATCGGACGCCAGTACAAGTAGCGGGGATGGCAGCGCGTGTCATCGGTGCTGTGGTAGGCAATCTCGGTGAATGTGCCGTTCTTCTTCTTGAACATGCCAGCGAAGACCCGGCCCTTGTGATAGGCCAAGACGTTCGCGTATGGCTGCTGGGTACACTGTCGTTCGTAGCATGGGATGTTCGCGGGTGCGAACCCGCCACTCCATGTAGCCCGGCGATAGCAGCCTTGGTTGAAGTACCAGTGCTTCGGCTTCGTCTTCCCGTCGCGGTTGTAGTACCACGATAGGAAGCACGAGTAGCAATCCCAACAGGCGATACAGGGCTTTGCGTAGACCCAGTACCAGCAGATGTTCTTGTACGTACAAGTACAGTACGGCGTCTTGTCGGTGTAGCAGCCTAGCAGATGCTTGCGCATGTTCGCCACATCGTTGTACCACCCGCTGTTCCCCCAGCAGTGAGCACATCGGAAGCAGAAGGCGACGGTGACTCCGACGCAGCTTTCCTCGCCGCTCTTGTCAACTGCCGGGTGGATGTTCATGTCCTTCTTCAGATAGTCAGCGTAGGCTAGGTAGGCGTCCGGGCCTTGCCCGTAGACGAACACCTTGTCCGAGCTTTGTGCCATGGAGTACGGGGGCGCTCCAAGGTTGTAGCAGTGGTACGAGCTTGGCGTGACCGTTGCCGAGACACCGAAGTTCTCGTCGGTGAGCACCATGGTCAAGTAGCAGATGCAGCCACCGCCAGTCTGGATGCACCCGGAGACTGTCTGAGTCCAGTAGCAAGCCGCACTACACTGGACACACGACACATCGAGCGGGCAGAAGATGCGCGTCAGCTTCGTGCAGCTCGCCATGATGACTTCATCTCTGGTCTCGGTGCACGTGGCGTCACGAACCAGCACAATCTGCACCGGAGCCTCTGGCCCCAAGTAGCAGAAGATGTCCATGACCCCAGCCCTAAGCGCCAGTCTACTCTTGTTCCTGTCCGGTACAAGGTTGAGACTGTCAGTGAACTGGTTCTCAGCGAGGTCTGCTGACTCTGTTACCCCGCCAGAGAAGTCCTTGAACTGCTGGATGGCTTGCTCCTTCATTAGGCAGCACCACCGTAAGCGACTCCAGCCCTGTAGAGTCCGGGTGGAATCATCATCACCTCGGCCATGGTCTCGTCGTACATCCTCTTGAAGAACGCAGCAGCCTCATACTCTTCGTCCTTGGCCTTCATGACGTGCGCACCGTAGAAGATGGCAGCGTCAATCTGCAAGTCCGTCATGTGTGGGATGTCCGAGCAGGCCGAGAGCTTGTGGAACTCGGGCCTGTACCGTATCTTCATCGGGTAACAGGAGTCAGGGATGGGGTTCAGATGAACGGTCTTGCCATTCACCCAGTAGTAGCAGGGCTTCCCGGCTGTGTCCGAGCACTCGTTCCACTCGGTGTAGTCGGATGGAGACAGCTCAGCATCACAGACCCAGAGCTGGTCTACGACTGCGTTCCCGTTGACGACCTTCGCCTCGGGAATCTCATACCCCTCAACCCCTGAGCACGTGTTGCGGTAGACCACATCGTAGGCATAGTTCACCGCTCCGTAGACCTTGCCGAGCGACATGTTCACGATGTCGGTTACCTCTGAGCACGGGAACAGTGTGCTAGATGTGCTCTCCTTGGTCAACCAGTACAGCCGCGCCCGGATGTCACTGAGCGTCATAGTGGTATCAGCTACTGTCTCGCTCATGGTAACCCCCTATCGGTTCGTATCTCGGTTCCAGCTTGAGCGGGAATGGCAGTCTCTCTGCCAGATTCCCGTTGAGTGGCAGTCCCTACTCCAGCACGCTGTAGCGGTGGAGCCTTGGCCATGCCAGTTGTGAGCACTGATGAGAACGCCTGCTCCAGAAGCTGTCGCGTTGCCAGCGTTCGGCCACACTGCGTTCCCACTGATTATAGCACGCTGGCCTGATGCGAACGAGGGTATCGACGGCCTAACGAGCACGGTTGTATTTCTCTCTGCATGGGTAGAAAGCTCATCGTTGTCTGGACTAGCAGTGCCAACGTCGATGTCAACACTGGTGCTGATACCAGCGATGAGCGGAAGCCCGCATGCTGTTGCCTGTCCTACTGCGGTACAGATGGTCACGGTCTGGTTTGCCAGAAGCACTGTCAGTCCACACCCGGTGGCCTGACCGACTCCAACCGAGACCGTTGCCCCGTTGCTTATGTCCAGTGTGTTGCCACTTGCGGCAGCACACCCTACTCCGACAACAAGCGGTGCCGATGCGGAGACCGCTATCGCACACCCACCAGCGGTAGCTGTGCCGCGAACTATCAGGGTACAGGCTGTCGTTTCTGTGCAGACCAACAGGGTAGAACCTGATGCCGTAGCTTGACCCACGGCGATGCTCTGCTCTGTTGAGCCACCGGATGAGATACTGATTGCGCACCCACGCCCGGTTGCCTGTCCGACTCCAAGCAGGAGAGCGGCAGCTGTCTGGTAGCAGAGCGTCCTGCCAGATGCAGTAGCCTGACCGATAATGATGTCCTTCTGAGCAGAGCCGCTCGTCGTGACCGTGCGCCCGCATGCAGACGACTGGCCAACGGCTACGAGGCTACAGACGCTGACGGCAGTTGCACCCGTGACCGTGATGCCGCCGCCACTACCAGTTGCTTGTCCGACAGCTAGGTTGGCACAGTTGGGGAAGATGACTGGTTGGTTCTCCCAGCACACACGGATATAGCCCTGAGCGCCGTTACCGCCATCTGTGGGCGAGCCATGACCGCCAGCTCCACCACCACCGTAGACACAGCCCCAACATCCACTCGCATGTGTTGTGCATCCCTTGCCACCAGAGCCAGCCCAGACCCCATCTCCAGCACCGGGAACTTCGGCTACAGCTGCACACCCATCTGCGCTCCATCGTGCAGCACCACCACCACCGCCGCCGTGCTGGGTACATCCCCTTCCACCAAGACCACCATGGTAATGGACGCAAGAACCGCAAGCTCCAACGGCTACCCAAGGCAGTCCACCCATCGGGCCAGAGTCGCCCGGCCCACCGCCCATACCAGTGACACGCGCATGCCCGGTAGGACGGAACCAGCCACACCCGCCATAGCAGGCGTATGTGCCAGTTCCACTTCCACCAGCGCCCACCGAATAGCAGTGCTTGTGGCAGATGCCTTCACCGAGGTACTGCTTCTTCCCGATACCGCCACCAGAACCGCCAGCACCCTGTGTGCCAGAGGCCTGCCCATATCCACCGCCACCGCCACCGCCCAAGATGGTGACCCAGTACTTCTGGTTGAGGTTGAACTTGTGCCACCAGCAGTAGACGTTGCCGGGGTTGGTTGTGAAGACGATGTAGCAGAAGCCGTAGCCAGCAGACATGGCGCAGCCAGTAGCTGTCGCCTGACCGACTCCGATGAGTGTACACGCTGGCTTGATACCGATGACGCAAGCAGTGCTACCACTCGCTGTCGCCTGACCCACCACAACGGACTGAGTAGTTTCACTCGTTGCGTTGAGTAGTCTCCCGCACCCGGTAGCTTGGCCAACTATCAAATCACGAGAAACTGATACTTGACTGATAGTTGGGAGACCCGAGGCTGTGGCCTGCCCTGTTGCGACCTGCTGAAGCTGGTTAGCTATCAGCGTGGCCGCACATCCCTGAGCAGTAGCCTGTCCTACAGCAAGCTGTGCGGTCACGTTCACAACAGCGCTGCTGGATACGTCAACCTCTCTACCACAAGCGGTTGCTTGTCCAACACCGACGCTCGTGCAGCGATTACGTATCGTGGTGATGGTGATAGCACAGCCACGAGCCGTAGCCTGACCAACGCCAAGGCTGGTACAGCGATTGTGTATACCAGTAATGGTTGCCTGACAACCTCTAGCTGTTGCCTGACCTACCGCCAGATTTGCACTTTGCCCGCTTCTTAGGCATGCTCCACACCCCCTAGCTGTGGCCTGACCCACGGCAAGGAGAGCGCAGGCCTTCCTCGTTCCGGTGACCGTGACGGCACATCCATTAGCTGTGGCTTGCCCTCTGACCACATTCACCGTACCAGCGGGAGTACCAGCGCATCCAGTAACGCAGACACCAGACTGGACGACGCAGCTCACCATCTGGAAGTAGAGGTCGATGTCACTTCTAGCGCCCCACACACCGCCGCTGTGATAGTAGCAGACGAAGTTTCCGCTGTATGAGTCACCACTACATGATGCGTATACTCCGTATTCCCTTGTCCCTGATACGTAGCACATCATGAATGTGTAGCGACACCCGGCTGTCGGGGTGAACGGGGTGGGGAAACTGAACTCAGTCCAGTCATAGCCAGAGGCTATCGTTGCTTGTTCGCTAGTTGCTAGGGCCGTCCAGTTAGATGGGTGTGCCGTACTACCATAGGTATGACACGATGCGTTCAGAATGTATCCATAGGCGGTTCCGTCACCGGGCGGGCCACTGATGCCAGTACAACGGGTGTAGACCTTGACCGTCTTGATGGTCTCGTTGCAGGCAGTGAATGTCTGCCCGACAGAGATGAGAGAGCAGAACCTTCCATGGCTTGCCGTCACCGCTCCGCAGTGTGACAGCACGGTCTGTTCTGAAGACCCACCAATCGCTGGAGTCGATGCAGTGCCCCTGACAATGTTGGCAGTAGCGGTGCGCTTGAATCCAAGCAGCACTTCTACTGCATCGACGTACACGTCTGCGTTGTTGGCCCAAGCCTGTATGCCTATCTGAACACCGAAGCGAGGTTGCCAGAGGTAGTGGAAGCACGTCCAGTTGGCGTTCGTCCACGGAGTGATGGCCATACACGCAGTCCACTTGTTGGTAGTACAGACAAGCCTACCGGGGTTGGCAGATGCCTTGATAGTTCCGTTGTTCTGGACTGCGATGTAGGTAATCTTGGAAGTGGGCGAGGTCGGGGAGTAGCCCTTCACCCTGATGTAGATGGAGCAGATGTTGGACATGGTTTCTGTGCTCGTCGGCTGTAGTCCTTGGAAGCACTCAAGCCTCAGATAGTACGAGTAGTCGGTACAGTCGTAGGTAGCAGCGGTGATGCTCGCGTAGCCGCCGTTCTCTGAACGAGAGCAGGCTGCGTTAGTCCAGTCGTTGAAGTTGTACGGGGATGAGCCTACGGTGGTCGCGTATCCAGCGGTGATTGCCCTTACCCAACACATGGGGCATCACCACCAAACGTGATGAAGCCCACGGCAATAGCCGCAGGCCTCATCGTATTCGGGATGTTGAAGCGCACATCCGGTGCGCGTGCACCAGCGAGCTTGAGGAAGAATCCTGCAAACACGTTAGCGATTGAGCGAGCAATCGGGAACTGAACACGGGCGTAGACCGGGGCGCAGGTCACAACGACGATGCACTGCACTTCTTGGGTGCTTGCCTCGCCGGGTGTGGTGACTACCGTGGCATCCTTACGGACTACGCAATCCATGTTAGCCGTTCCACTTGATTCGCAGGTAGGCCGCGTTCGCGTCCGTCATGTCCAGCTTGAACGCACCAGCCGTGGACGACACCGCACAAGGCGTGGTCGCATCACCGAACACTACGTATCCGATGAGCTTGGCTGAGGTCGAGGTGGCGTGACAGGCGAACAGAACAGCGGCTCCTGCCGTGGTCGTCAGGCACTTCCAGCACACGGGGTCAGTACCCCGCAGCTCGATGTAGCACCCGTTCTTCACGATGCTGAGCGTCGTGGCCTTGCCCTTGGCAGCGTAGCAGTTGTTCGGCGTGATGGCCTTGCCACACACGCACGAATAGTTGCAGGCCGTACACGAGGCACGGAAGCACTGCGTCATCAGAGCGACCTTCTTCCCCGAAGAGTCGAGGTCGAGACAACCCTTCATGACCTGCTGGATACCAGTGGCGTACCACTTCCAAGTGTTAGCCATGTGGTGCTCCTAACTCTGGGGGTGGGGGCCAGCCGTAACTAGCCCCCCACCCGGCAGGACTAGACGTTCGGGTTGTCGCAGGCCGCAGCCATCAGCCACTCGGGACGGATGACACCGCCGCCGTAGAGGTGAAGGCCACGCACGCCGTCTGCGAAGTACTTCTCAAGGCGAATGTTCTCGACCTTGTTCAGGGTCTCCACAAACGCGGCAGCGCCCTTGACGCCAAGGAGTGCCCGGTAGATGTCGGTGCAGTCGAGAGCCTTTGCATCGCCACCCTTGCCCGTGCAGTCGTAGGTGCCAGACCATGCAACGAGAGGCATGGTGATGACCTCGAAGCCAGCGATGGCTCCAAGAACTCCCCTGTCTCGCATCCCGGCCTGACCAGCGCTGTTGTTGGCCACGAAGCGGTCATCGGTGAGGAAGGCCTGCTTCAGGAAGGACGGGCACACAACGAAGCGGCCCTCTTCGGGAGCGAGCAGGTCGTCCAGATGCACGCCGTAGCGCACGAGCTGGTTGTACACCGTGGACACGGCGCAGCCGCACTTCCACAGGTACTTGGTTGCGGAGCAACCGTGGGTACACGCCGGGCGCGGGCCGTAACCAGTACAGCCAGACGAGCCGCCCTTCTTGCCCCAGCAGTTGCTGGTCGTGCTGATGGCCGCGTCGTGCATCAGGTTGTACAGGTAAGCATCGGTGCGCTTCGCCATGGCGATGCCAGCTTCCTTCGTCAGCTCGCTGACGTAGGCGGGCTTGGACTGCGCGACTTCGATGTCCTCAACCTTGATGCCGAAGTAGTCGGCCTTCTCGACAACGACAGTCATGAAGCCGTCATCGAGCGTGCAGTAGTTCACAGAGCCGCTGACGCATGCCACGGGCTTGTTAGGCTCGTAGGCAGCGACAGTGACGGCACCGACGCCGAAGATGCGCACGGTGTCGCCAGCGCCCTTGACTTCACCCTCGTACTCGCGGGTGGTCAGGTTCGCCAGCACCTGCTTGTTGTGCAGGTTGCTGAGGATTCGCGCCGACCAGATGGTCGGAACGAATGACTTCCCCTTGTAGCAACCAGCACTGAAGCTGGTACACTTGTAAGCAGCCATTGGCTCTCACGTTCCTCTCGGGTTCAGAGGCTAGAAGCTCTCGTAGATTTCCGCGAAGTTCTTCTTGAACTCGTCCTCGCTCATGTTGGCGATGTCGTCCTCGGTGAACTTCTTCGGGCCAGACTTGTCGGCCCTGCGGGTCTTAGGCACGGCGGCTCCCCTGCCTCTCTTGATGTCTTCGGTCAGCTGTTCGGCCTTGAGGTTCTGAACCCGGTCGAAGTTCATGTCCCTGTACGCGGCCTTCAGGTTCAGGATGCGGTTGCTCGTAGCGTACTCAAGCAGCTCATCCTCATCGAACGCTGGCAGACCTTCCTTGCGAACCCAGCGTGCCACGTCAGCCATCTCCTTGTCGATGACAAGAGAGGTCTTGACGTTCGCAAGCTCCTGCTTCACCTCGGCCAGCTCGCTCTGCGGGTCTTGTCCCTGAGTAGCGAAGTAGCGTTCGATTGCCATGACCAAGCCGGGGTCTTGCTCAAGCTGGTCACGGAGCTTGTTCAGAGGGGCAAGCTCGTCCCTCATTCGCTGGACTTCCCTCTCCTGAGTGGAGAGGTTCTGAGTCTTCTGGGTGAACTTCTGGTAGGTCTTGGCTACGTCTTCCGGGTCAAGGCCTTCGGCCCATGCCCACGGGTTGCCTTCCTCGCCCCCGGAATCGTCCTCGAACTCTTCCTCACCCTCGAACTCGTCGCCTGCAACGTCTTCGATGTCCTGCGTTTCGGTGGTGCTGTCAAAGTCCTGCTCATCTGGCATTTCGCCACTCTCCTTCTGTGAGCCTACGGGCGCATTGGTGCAAGCACTGCTCGTCCCCGCCGTTCCTCACTCGTTGGGTGGTGCTAGGCCATCGGCCCCTGCATGGCCATCGCTAGTTCTTCAGGAGTAGGCTGCGGAGCTGGCATGGGTGGTGCTCCCTGCTGCATCATAGCCGCCTGCTCCATCGCCATCATCTCTTCAGGCGAAGGCTGAGGGGCTGCTTCGGGGGCTTCCATCTCTTCCTGCTCCGGGGGTGCTTCCTGCTCCTGCATAGCTGAAACGGCTTCGGTCATGGCTTGTTCCAGACCGGGTAGCCGTGAAAGCCGTACCAAGTAGTTCGGTGGCAGTTCGACGCCGTTCTGCTGAAGCTCGAACGCACGAGCCAGCAGTCCTGCCGTGTCAATCGGGGTAGTCGAACCCGGAATGACGTGGATGTCGAACTTCCATTCGGCCAAGTCCTTCTTGCTGATGTCGAACATCTCGAACCCGCCGAGCAACTTGCGGTTCCTGATGACTCGCTTGTCGCTCCAGTACTCAGAAACGATGTCGAGCCATATCTTGCCGAGGTCTTCCAATGCTTCCTCGACTCGACGTTGGCGCTCGCGGGTACGAACCTCTCCTGCTTCCTGCTGCATCATGGTAGTCTGGACAGGTTGGCGGCTGGGGACTATGCCACGAAGCACGTCCTCGAAACCAGTCACCGTGTTGAACGCCTGTACCTGAGACTCCAACAGCTGGAACATGTGGCTTGGTAGTGCTTGCCCGGCATCGCGGTGCACATCCGTGCCCGGATGCTTCACTACCGTATCTCGCGGCCCGTACCCAGCGAGCGTCGTCGGGGTCACCCCGGATGTGCTGTCTGCAATCCAGATTCCGTGGACTAGCCAGAGTCCGTTGTCGATGATGCTGCGGAGAATCTGGTTGATAGTCTGCTGGATGCCGATGACCTTGTGGACTGTCGCGTCCCCGAAGAACTCTGCTGGCCTCGGTATCTCGACAAACCTTACGTAGGGCCACTGCTGGTAAGGGTTGGCCTTGTCCTCAAGGACGATGCCACCTTCCTTGCCACCCTTCACGTAGAGCGTCATGCGCCCGGATGGGTAGGCTTGGGAGATGTTGCCATCACTGTCCTCATCTATTGTAGCATCTGTGTACCATGCCTCGAACACGTCAACGAACTTGCCTCTGTCCTGCGGGATGGGGCCGCGCCCCGTATCCCCACGCCGTTCGCTGTACTCAGTGGTGCTCTGAGCCGCGTTCTCCTTCACATCGACATACGCCTCTGGGTAGCGCTCCTGAATCCAGCGGAGCGAGACCGGGTGATGCTCGATGATGTAGCTCGCGTCCTGTACGCTGGTGGCCGCAGGGTCAGGGAAGATGTACCACGGACTGAGTACTGTAGTCTCTATCTGACCAATCCCACTAGCGGATACGTTCTCTGCGTCGAAGCTCGCCTTCATCAGCCCAGTGCCGTACAGGAACACGTACTGGAGCACCTGAGCGAGCTTGTTCTGCATCCTGTTGTCCATCCACAGGAAGTCGAGCAGCTTGTCCACCTTGGCAGCTGTGTCGTTGATGAGGTCTTGCGCCATGCCGAGCGCTTCCTGCGTCCCCTGAAGCTGGGCCTCTTCACCGATGTCCCGAATCTCCTTCGGGATGACGGCGGGCACAACGTCGATGCCCCACTTGTTGTCAGACAGGTAGCCGCGCATGGTCTCAACGAACTCGAATATCTTGTTGAAGACAGGTTCGCTCTGGAACCACGCAATCTTGCTGATGCCCTTCCACTGCTCGCCGTTGTACATCTCACGAGCCTTGTCCCAGTTCTTCTCGTAGTCCTGCCGAGCGAGCTTGGCCTCTTCCCATCGCTTGTTCAGCGTGATGAGGTCGGGTGCTGAAGACTTGGTTGCAGCCATGTTCACTCCTTAGAGAGAGCGCCAGTCCCTGACTTCGCTCTTGCTGCCCCACGGGTCATACCCATGGAGCATCGGGTCTGGGTCATAGTAGGGAATCGTCAGTGCACCTTCGAGCGCCAAGTAGATAGCGGATACGCAGTCATCGTGCCCGTTCTTCGGGCCGCTGTACTTCCCGCCATCCTTCTCGTAGGAAGCCATCTCATCGAGCGCTACCGCACTGTAGACAAGCAGCGGCTTGTCTTGGTCGGAGAAGGCACGCTTCATCTGGAGCACGACACGCGGCTTGCTCGTACTTGTGGCGTAGAAGCCGGGAACGAGCGTCGGGATGTCGGTGATGTGCGCCCGCTGCTGTCGGCAGTACAACCACTGGTACGAGAGCTTCATGTCTTGGATGATGATTTCCGAGGCCTTGTTCACCTCGACAACCACCCAAGCATCGTTGTAGTAGTGGCCCAGCGATGTGATGACGTTCGCGTAGTACTCGGTCTCTATCTTGGCACGGAACAGGGCCACGACCTCATACGTGTTCACATCTAGTATAGCAGTTACTGACCAGTCACCCTCAGCCAGACCCTCAGACACGTCAGAGCCAACGGCATAGTGGTGACCCGGTTGAGGCTCACGCCACATCATCACGTTGCCAAGCTCGTCGTCCGTGAACTTGTACTTTCCCTCGATGTCCAGCTCGACATACCCGGTGCGCATCGGAACCGTCTTGCCTATCTCCTTCAGCTGCCTGATGCGTTCGAGCGGGAACACCGAGCGCGATGTTGACGTGAACGCATCCTCTGGTGTCATGGGGAAGGCCTCGTGGTAGCCCTGCATGTCACCAGCGAAGTCAGCCTTCATCGCTTCGAGGTAGGCTGGCGAGTAGAGCGGGTGCCTCTCCGCTGAGTAGAAGACAGGCTCGAACCCGTTCTCCCCGGCAGTGGCACCGAACCACAGTTCGGCATAGAGGTTGCCGAACCCGTTGCTCGTGCTGATGATGATGACCTGTGACTTCTCGCCAAGCGAAGGCTTGATGGCTCGCCATGCCATGCGGTCTCCTTCCTTGCGAGCGAACTCGTCAAGGATGTAGAGACCCGGAGCAGTACCGTGGCCAGATGCCTTCGAGCTTGAGATTGCGTGTACGGCGCTGCCGTTGGAAAGCTCCATGATGCTGTCGTTGTCCTTCAGCCCGCGCCCGCCAAGAACCACGCCCTCGCGCAGCCACTCAGGAAGGTTGTACCAGATGAACCGGATGCGCTCCATCTGCTCGTTGACTTCCTTCAGGCCGATGCTCGTGATGTAGATGTGGAAGTTCTTCTTGAACAGCATGCACCACACCACGTAGGCCATAGCAAGCCAAGACAAACCCATCTGCCTAGCCTTCAGGAAGATGAGCTTCATCTTCTTCTGGAGCTTGGATGCGGCTTCCTTCTGGAACTCCCAGAGGTTGAAGTGGATTGGGTCTCCACCTTCCTTCGCCCACATCATGACGTAGTTGTCACAGAAGTAGGCGAACGACTGCTCGCACCTCGAACGCTCCAGCAGCCTATGGGCGACGAGCTGCTTCGGATTCAGCGTGGTCTCGTCAACGAACGCAATCTTGGTCATTCGTCCCCGTGTTCTGCTAGGTACGCCTCTAGCTGTTCGTCCGACCAGCCCTTCATCTCACGCTCGAAGTCGTCTTCCTTCTCGTCCACGAGCGTAGGCCCGGACAGGCCGAGCTTCTCATCCAGCCACTTGGCTGCGTTCAGGTTCCCGTTCAAGGCGTTCTGCTTCTGGGCCAGCATGATGGCACGCCAGTCATCGGGAGTGATGATGCCTGAGATGCTCTCCATGCGTTCTCGCTGGAAGTCGAAGTCCTTCTCATAGCGCCAGAGCTGTGAGCGGGAGATGCCATGCCTCAGAGCGAAGCACGACTTGGTTGCGGGAAGACCCGCCTTCTTGCGGGCCTCAGCGTTCGGGTAGTTGAGCCAGTCCATGAACAGCTCTTTGACTACCTCGTTCGCAGTGTACTTGCTCTTACTCCCCACGCCCCATCACCTCGTTCCAGTCTGCTGGGGCATACGGGTCACGCCTGTCCTTGCGTGTCTGTTCTATCTTGTCGTTCAGGTATCCCGTCATGTCATCAGCGTCAGGATGGTAGAGTCCCGTAGGCAAGGGGTTTCCCGGTTGGGAAACAGGCTCACTTTCCCATGCCTGCTCCGTGGGATTCGGCGCTCCGTGTTTGCAGATGGCCGCTACCACCAGACGTAGCGCCTGAACCACGTACAGCAAGGCGATTACGATTGACGCAAGAGCGCCAGCTATGGCTGCGAGCACGATGGTGTAGTCGGTCATGGCTACCTACTTCGGGTTCTTCAGGGTGCCGACACGCTTCTTGGCAGCGGCACTGCCCTTCTTGGTGGCGTACTTGCTGCCAGCGTACTCGCGCATCAGCTGCTGCTTGCTGGCCTTGCCCTTGTTCTTGACCGGGACGAGCTTGTTGCCGATAGCCGTGCCGACCTTGTTCATCGGGTTCTTCAGCTTCGGCTTGGCCAGACCGTAGCGCTTGTAGTCGCCCTGCGTCGTTCGCTTGTTGATGTCCCGCGCTGTCTTGCTTCCTGTGACTGCCATCAGCTCACCCCTTCTTCACCTTGCCGCCGTACTTCTTGTCCCACTTGGCAGCAATCTTCGGATGCTTCGCGTGCATGAACCGCCTCTGTTTGGCGCTCTTGTAGGGCATAGTTCACATCACCCCCCTCGAACATGGTCTTCATCTGCTCAGGGAACTGGAACGCGCA